CCTCCGTCGCCCTGCGCGCCAGTTGCCCCTGTAGGCCCGGTAGCCCCAGGCACAACAGACGCTGGGCCTGTTGGTCCTGCATTGCCCGTTGGCCCCGTTGGGCCGACACCTGTCGGTCCCGTTGGTCCCGGCGTCGTGGACGCAGCCCCGGTCGGCCGGTTGGGCCGACGCTACCCGCCCCAGAAGACGCAGCCGTAAGGCGACCTTGCGCGTCAACCGTCAAAGTTGTGTTGGTGTAGGTCCCGGCTACGACAGCAGTATTCGAAAGATTAAGCGTGCGCGACGCGTCAAGCGCACCGCCGCCCTGCAGACCCGTGCCTGCGGTGATTGAAACATTTGCATCAGTTAAGATTATCCAACTGCCGCCATGCGCAAAATAAAGCTTTCCGGTGTCGTGCGCGTGAGCGACTGCGCCGTGGTACGTCGACGCCGACGGAAAATTAGCAACTGCATCAAAGTAAAACGGAATAATCGAGGAGGCTTGCGGCGCAACAATGGCGCCTGCGTCCGAAATCGAAACGCCAGAATTCTGAATGAGTTTGCCGGTTGTGCCATCGAAACGGGCTATAGCGTTGTCAGTTGCCGACGCGGGTCCTACCACATCGCCTGAACCACCGCCGCCCGAGCCGGTAGGTCCTGTCGGGCCGGGTATGCCCTGCGCGCCAACCGCGCCAGTGGCTCCAACCTGTCCTTGAGCGCCAGTTGGTCCAGGGACGCTCGATGCAGCCCCGGTTGGGCCAGTTGGCCCACTTCCAGCCCCAGTTGGTCCAACCTGCCCCTGAGCGCCAGTTGGTCCAACTTGCCCTGCATCTCCTGTTGGTCCTATATTACCTTGCGCTCCAGTTGGGCCGGGTATGCCCTGCGCGCCAGTTGCCCCAACTTGCCCCTGAGCGCCTGTCGCTCCAACTTGCCCTTGCGCGCCGGTTGGCCCAGGCACTGTCGACGCAGCTCCCGTCGGCCCTGCCGATCCTGTGGCGCCGGTCGGCCCAACAATAGGCCCGACGTTGACCCACGCGCTGCCGTTCCAGGTGAAAGCTGCGCTCGTCACGGCGCAAGCACAATGTAAGTGTTGCCAGGTTGATTGCCAACCATCGGCAATTGTGCAGGCGTCGCAACAACACCCTGCACTTGCAGACCCGTTCCCGCAGCGCCCGTTGGGCCGACATTGCCTTGTGCGCCAGCAGCCCCGACCGGCCCTGTCGGCCCAATGACCCCCCGGTCAATCACCAGTGTAATGTTACTCAATTCGTCACTCCGTCACTGCGCACCAAGAAAAGCAAGAAAACGATTAGATCTTCGGCGGGCGTGCTGCCCGCAGCAGGCAATGCAATTTTGATGTTGCCTGAGAACCCGACGCAGTTGCTTGCGTTAATGTCAAGTTGCGCATCTGCACTGGCAACCGACCATGCGGACTCGTCAATAACGAGCGTAAAAGTGCCGGTCGCCAGTTGCTGGTTTGTAATAGTTAGATTAACGGGCGATGGCGCCGGCGAATAGTCTGCAATGTCGAACGTCAGCCCGTAGCGGCTGTCGCGCACGTTGGAGAGTTGCCGCCGCAGAATCTGCGAAGTGATCGTTGCACCCGTCAGGTCGCGCGGCGTCCCGTCGCTGTTGTTTAGCGTCAGGTTGTAAAACGTGCGCTGGTTGTAGACCAGTTCGCCCGCGATGATCTGATTGTCAAACCCGCTGATCTGCGTCAGCGTGTTTTTGTTAAAAATTGCCACGTGCCCTCCGCTTGGCCTACTTGCTCATACCGGCGGCGCGGTACACCGCGCACACCGAAGCGGTGCTGCTTGCAATACGCAAAGTGTAGCTCTGCATTTATTTTTCCGCAAGCGCCTGCTGCAAGGCCGCAACACGCGCTTCAAGCTCTTGCACTGCGCGCACCAAGATTGCGATGTAGCTTGGGTAGTGTATTGTGTCGTGGCCGACAATGCCTGCGGACTCTGCGCGCGGATCGTGCATGACGAGCGTAGTACCATCGCCTGTCAGTGGCCGCACCTCGTCGCTGATAAACCCAAAACACCTTAACGCAGGATCTTGACGCAGACGAAAGGTGACGGGATTGAGCGTTTTGACGAAATCCAATCCAAAGTCGATGGGCGCAATGTCTTGCTTAATGCGCCGATCCGACGGCGATTGTGTCGAAACTTTCCAGATTAACTGGCTAGCAGAGTTGCGGAAAACATGCACGTACGCACCGGGGTAGTCGGTAATGACGCTCCCCTGCAAGAAAAGCTGTCCGCTAGTGTCTGCTGTAACCACATTATAATCGTTGCCGAAAAGTTGTTGCGGCAACGCTACAAAAGTGCCGTCGCCTCGCAAAAATGTAGTTGTGTTATTTGGAAAAGAAGAGAATGTGACGTTGCCGTAGCGGATTGATCCTGAGGCCACATTGAGCGCATAGCTTGCATCGCAGATTTTTACTTCGTGGCCTGATGGATTGATAAACGAGCCTGCTGCAATCGAATTTGCAGTGCGATGTCCAAGCGCGCCTCGGTAGATTTGATTTCCGCCGCTGGAGACAAAACCGCTGACGCCTCGGCGATCTTCAACACCAAAAATTGTACTCCAATAACACATTAGCCCGCCGAGGTTAAAGTCGGCGGTCTGCATGTCAATACCAATGGCAACATTGCCCGCACCTCCCGCAAAAGACACGAAACTTGGCAATCTTGCGTTAAGGCCGTATGCATACGGTACAGCGCCGAAGCCCTGGAAAAGTTTTGGAGTTAAATTAAGAACCGCGTCCGTCTCGCCGCCTGTGCCGCCAAAAAACCCTATAATTTGATTTGCGCTGTTGTAGACAATGATTTTGTTTGTTGAGCTTTTGTTGATTTCAATGCGTTGCGCGTTAGACGCGCCCGTGACAAGCTCGCCGCGCAGGTACGCAGCGTTGGCAAATAGATTGCCGCTTGGTTGGTCCAGATACCAGCCTGCAGTGCCAAAATTAGCCGTTGTCGGTGGCGTTGGCCCGTTGTAGTTGTCGCTGCGGATGCTTTGAAAAATTGTGGCGGCAATCGGACCTGTCCACGCAGTCGTGTTAGCGCTTACACCGTCGACTGTTACCCCGTTAGCGTTAAACCGTCCTTGCAAATACCACAACACCTCGCCGATTGCTACTGCTGGCAGCGCTGCGCTCCAACCTGCAGGCACCGAAGAGCCTGCAGTCGGTGTTGTGAAGGACGGCGCCGGTGCATTTTGTGCTTGTTTTTTATAACAGGTAAGCGCGGCAATTCCAATCAAGCCCGTGGTGCCTTGCGCGCCTTGCGCGCCTTGCGCACCTGTGCTACCCGTGCTGCCCGTGGCTCCCGTGCTCCCCGTACTGCCGGTCGCCCCGGTGGCCCCGGTCGCGCCCTGGCCCCCGGTAGCGCCAGTAGGGCCGGTCGGCGTGATCGGCAACCAGTTCAACGCTGCGCTGTACGCGCTGCGCACCGCGCCAAGGTCGTTGCCCGCAAGAAACGCAAAATAATACGTTGCCGGCGCAAGCACAAGGTTTTTGAAGGTAAACGTTGCGGCATTGGTAAACGTTTGCCCACCAATTAGTTCTTCCGTCGACCACAGTTTCCAATCAGTATCAGCGGGCACTGCGATTGTTGTGTAATACAGAGACAAGTACGTCACGCGACCCGTGGAGGGCACAGTGCACACCACGTCAAAAGTCGGTGGCTGCTGCGCTGTTTGCGTATTCGTCACCGTCGGGGCGTTGGCAGCGGAGATAAATCCGGCAGCGGTGAGTTGAGAGTTCGGTGCTGGCGCAAAGGCCGTGATGTTAGCGTCGTCGTAAACCTGCGCGTTGTATTCGTTCAGTTCTAATTTTGCACCTAGGTTGCCATCGGGCAGACTCGCCTCAGACACCCGCATAACGCGAAATAACTTCCCTGCAAAGCCAAAGTCTGCATTGGTCAAACTAATGACGTCGCCCGCGTCGACCTGAATGGCGGGGTAAGCGGCCGTAATCGTCACGACCAAGTCCTCGCGCGCTTGCTCAAGTCTTCGGTTGGCAAGGTACTGCGCCTGCACCGAATCGTTGACTAAGTCGAATTTCTGCGTCGCTTTATTGTCGGGTTCGTTGGCGTAGCGCAGCGCTTGTGGCGTGGCAAGCGTCACAACGTTGATCTGGTCGCGGTTCAGTTTGTCGGGGAACTCGACCTGAATCTGGTTAATTTGCTGGTTAAGATCTACCGTGGTGACGTTGATCGCCCCAATAACGTTTGTGTCATTAAACGTAAAAGTCGAAGCCGTGTCGCGGTTGATCACGATCGACCACTGTCCGGTCGCCGCTTGATAGGACATCCACGAGTCGCAGGCATCCAGGATTTTTTGCACGTTGTCGAGCACAGGTTGCCCGGTGTCCAGCACTCCGTTGATCCGGTAGCGCGGCTGACTTTGCGCCGCACCGCCGCCCGCAGGCGTAAACGCAATGTTGGCGTCGCTGTAGACGTTGAGCGCTGTTGCGCTTGCACTGTCAAGCAACGAGCCCATGCCGGCTCCGTACCGGCTATCGGACATGTAGTCAGCCCACACATCGCCCGGCTTTGCTCCCTCACCGGCGGAGCCTCCGCGCGGAAAATGCACGCAATTAAACGTAATCGGCAGCAAATGCGTCGTGTTCGCGTCGCGGTTGTAATTAAGCTTGACAATCGCAAACGCAAGCCCGTTCATTTGTCTGCCCGATGCGGGCCAGCGTAGCGCTGCAGGCAAATCCGCGCCGCCCATAAAAACCGTCGGCGCTGGTCCTCTGATCGCTGTAATCGCGCCTGCGTTAGTGGACATGTAAAGCGCAATAAAAAGGTTACCGTCGATCTTTGTGTCCACGTTACCTGCGCCATCGGTAAGCGCCACAACGCGCGTCAGATCGCCAGTGGTGGCAAACGTGACAAGCCGATCACCGTAATAAAACTTCGTGCTGTCAAAGGCAAAGGCGGCGTCTTGGTGACTTGAAATCGACGTGACCGCAATCACGTAGTACATCGTTTTATTGTCTGTCGTCAGCGCTGCGTCAACAAAAGTGCCTCCAAGCCAAGCGTTTCCGTAGACGACCGGGATGCTGTTGTTGCTTGCGGGCGGCATTTGCTGGCGCGCGCCGGAGTCTTGTGTTTTCGGCGGTTTTGCTCCAAAAGCACGGGCGACCAGCGTTGTTATTGTAAAATTAATCGCAAACGTCGCAATCGCAAGGCCTGTCGAGCCAAGATATGCGGCCGCCCCTATGATACCGCCCTCAAAAATTGCAGCTAAGACAAGGCTGGCTGGCATGCTTCCCTCATCAGCGTTTCGTGCATAGCGCGGTAACCGTAGCGCTCGACATTGAGGTTTTGCTGGCGTGCGCACGACACCAGCGCAACGCGCCCGCATTGCAACAAGTCTTGTGCGCGTCGGTTAAATTCAAGCCACAATCGCCCACCTACCGTGCGGCCTCGGTGCTGCGGCGCCACGTAAAAGGCAAGCTCCGACAACTCGCGCACCGCAGGATTCCAGACGTTGCCGTGAATCAAGGCGCAAAGCATGCCGCGCGCCTGATGGTCAATCAAGACGAAGCCTGCGCCTAAAATCATGCGCTCAAGCAACGCGGTCACGTGCTGCGGGTCTTGCATTTGGATTAAGGTACGCAGCTGCGTTTCTTGCGCGTAAGCGCGCAGCATCGTTCTGCACGCTTCCATGTCGTAGGGCGTAGCAAGCCGAATCATGCGTCACTCTGCCGAACCTGGGTTTTCGCTTGGCGACGTGTCTGAGTCGGATTGCGAGCCTGTCGTCGGCGGCACGCCAAAATCGAAGAACTGGCCTGCAATGGCGGCTACGCGCGACATGCTTGCGTCGCCCGGGTAGAGTTGCTGCCAAGCTTGCAAATTGGTGCGGATGCCAGCGACGCGGTTGGCGAGCACCTCGCGAAAACTGCTGCACGACAAGGTTACTGTTGCAGTGCGCACGCGCATTTCGTCGTTGAAATCTTCGCTTAAGCCGACGTTGGTCACAAAGCCGCGATAGCGCAAGAAAAACTGTTGCGTAGGCGTCGTGATAATCTGGAAGTTGCTGTCAAAAAACCCTCGCGAGATTTCAACGCTTGCGCCCTTAATGTTGCTGCTCAACACCAGCGCAGAATTCGTGGGGTCAATGCCTACCAAGCTGATGACCATATCGCCGCTGGTCGCTTTGATTTCGCGGCTAACTTCGCCAACCGAAAGCAAGCCGCCGAGCGCGGAGTAGGTCACACCTGCGACCGTAATTGCGCTTGCGGCGTTGCAGAACGTGTAGGTATTGGTGCTTGTGACGAGGCGCACAAACTCGCCGTGCCGGATCGTCGAGGCGGCAAGCGCCGTCATGGGCGTCGTCATTGCACGTTCTCGCGGAACACAAAATCGCTCGCCCACTCGACCCAGGCGCCATCGGTCATCGGATGCAAGGTGTACGTTGGGCAAACCTCGGCCACAACCGACCAGGTGCAAGCACTGCCGACCGCTGTCAAGGTCCCTGCGCTTGGCGTGCCGATCACCGGCCGGTGCAGCGTGACGCTCACGGTCGCAGCGGCACCGCGCGTGACTTGTGTGGCCACTTTGTACGGGTAGCTTCCGAGTTGCAACACGTCGCCAGGTGCAAACACCACCGTCGTGTTTGCGACCGCAGGAAGATTGCCGACACTGATGGTCGTGGCATTGGCTGCGGGAACGGACGCAAGCGTGAGCGCCGCGGCTTGCGCTGCCGTCAGTGCGCCTTGGTAGCTTGCAAACCAAGACAAGGTGGACGAGGCAAAACTTAGCGTTCCGGCGGTCAAACGGTCCAGATTGTCGATGGCTTGAATCACGCTGCGCACTTGCGGGTAGTAGAGGTACGCGTGCGGCTTGACGGTAAAAATCCACGGTTGCGCGGTTAAATACTCTGCGGTGCGGACCTGTCCGCTGCGCGAGTACTGCTGGCCTACGGTCTTGCGCGTGTTGACCTGGATGTACTGGCTGATGTCAAGGATGGTCTGGAATGACATCAGGCGCGACCCTGTGGCGAGAGCGACTTTTGGGCATACATGTTTGCTGCGAATACGGTTTTGTTGGACGCCAACAAGCGATCCTCGAAAGACTTGACGTCAATCGCCTGGATGTTGTAGTTATTCACAATCGTGCTGCCGCCGAGTTTGTCGTTGGCGACCACCGTGCCGCGAAACGCCGGCACAAACAACTCGGGCCCGCGTTCGCCAACCAGGTACGGTGCGCCTGCTTCGACAGGACCGCCCGAGGCCTTGCCTGGTGCGCCGACACTTGTGCTCGGAAGAAACGCTTTGAACATATCAAAAAGCGGCGTCGTGATGTACTTCTTTACCGTCAGTCTCAGCAATTCTTCTGAGATGACGTTCACCATATCGCGGAACGTTGCTTTGCCTGTCGTCGCCATTTTCACAAAGGTATCGGTAAACTTCTCGCCTGTACGGTCGATTGCGCGCATCAATTCCTTGAGGCCATCGTCAGGGGCCTTCAACGCCGCTTGCAATTCTTTCGCGTACATCGTGACGATTTGGACGTAGTTTTCCGTCGTAATCACGCCGTCTGCCAACGCAAGCTGAAGCCCTGCAACTTGCTCGTGATATTTTTCTAGAGGCTCGCGCGCTTTTTCCAGCATCTTCTGGAATCGGTCGACTTCTTCTGCGCGCTCAAGCGCTCTATTCGCAGCTACTGTGTCTGGCCCGAGGCTCGCCGCTCTCACTGCGCGTTGTGCTTTAGAATCGAGCAAGAACAGTTCACCCGTAAGCGGGTCGGTGTCGGTGCGCTCTTTGATCTCATCAAGCATTTGCTTGAGTTCTTTTTCTTTAGCAACGAGTTTTTCGGCTGCAATCAGTTGCGCCATTAAGGCTTCCGCAGCCGCGCCGCCCTTGAGCCGCGCTTCATACAACCTTGCTTTTTCCTCGCCGAGGCCCAGCAGAAAAATTTGTTTTGCTAAGCCATTATTATAATCGTCCGCTGCGTTTTCAGCTTGCGTGAATGCTTCGTCAGCACTTTTGTGTGCTTGCTTAATTCTATCTTCAAACTCGAGTTCCTTTTTGCGTGTAGCTTCAAGCCTGTCAATAATGCCTTGCAATTCTGCCGCTGCTGTTTCTGCGTCTTGCTCTTCTTGTTGGCGAACGCCGCGTCGGAGCTCAATTAGCCCTTGTTGTGCTGCGCGCTCTGCGTTTCTTTCATCTTCTTGCGCTTGTTGCTCTCTTTGACGCTGCTGCTCTTTGTCGCTTCTATCTTGATCTTCTTGCGCCTTCTTTGCTCTCTCAAGCTCAATAATTTGCCTCATCCGAGCCACAGCTTGAGGCCCATGCTTTGCCGCCTCAAAGAGCCTAGCGGCCTCTTCGCCTTCTCTGAGTTTGCGGATTTGCTGATCAAGTTGCGCGATGTACTCTGCCGTGGCCCGCGCACGCTGCTCTGCTTCGCGCTTTAAGCGCTCGGCTTCGCTTTGCGCGCGGCGCTTGGCTGCATCGTCTGCTTTCTTAGCTTCGCCCTCGGCTCTGATTTCGCTGTTTGTTTTTTGGTTCAGGGCCTCTTGCGCCTGTGCTAAAAACTTGAGCAACTGCTGTATTTGCGTCCTGCCTGACTCAGTCGCTTGCCGCTGTTGAAGATTAAGGCCTAGAACTTGATCGCGCAGACTTTCAAAGTTAACTTCTCCGCTCTGGAACTTGCGCAGCGTCGTGAGCAAACGCATGGCTTCTTGCTCAGCGATGCCAAACTCTTTCCCAAGTTTTTGCGCTGGCGAATCCAAAAACGGCTTAAAAATTTCAGGGATCGCAAGTCGCGCCACGCTTGCAAATTGATTGACAAGACTTCCGGCAAATTCTCTAAGCTGATCGCCCAGTTTCAGTTGCGCTATAGTACGCAATTGTTCGTAGAGCGCCTTCAGCGCTGGCGCCGCATTCGCGTAGTACTTCTCGGATATTTCCTTGAGCGATTGGCCTGCGGCATTGTTGGCCGCCGTAAATTCTGCTGCAGCAGACGCTACGTCTTTGGCCGCATCCTCCACGCTTTTCATGGTTCCGACGAGCGCGGTAAAGCCGGCTGAAAGCAGCGGTATCGTCACGGCCGCCACGGTGCCGAGCACGACGCCGACTGCACCAAACGCCGAGAGCAACTGCGGCAGTTGTTGCGTCAGCGCTTGCGTAGCGCTTGTGCCGCTGCCCACCTGCACTGCAAAGTCTTGGATCTGGTAGCCGGCGTTGCGCGCAACGTCGCCCATTTGCGATTTTTGTCGCGTTGCGAGCTCGAAACCCCCGGCGGCTTCGCGCGCTGCGTTACCGCTTTTTTGCACGGTTTCGCTTGTGGCTTGCAGTGTGTCGCCAAGCTCTTTGGCCTTGCGCTTGGCAGCATCGGTTTGGGTAACAAAGGCTGCGCTTTCGAGATCGAGCGCAACCTGCAGCGCAGCAATGGTCTTAGCCATGGCGCGCCTGCAGATGTTTAAGGTACTCGGGCTTAAACCCCGGCAGTGTCGTCAGGAGCAAATAGTCGCGCTCGGCGCGCGTAGGCTCTGCGGGCTTAAAGTAGGCCTCGATGAACGGAAACCACTCGGCGGGCCTAAGCGTTTTGTGTTGCTTAGAGAACATGCCGGCAAGCGAATGCAACAACGACATGGTGTGCGTTGCAAACATCAGCGGACCACGCCCGCCAATCAGACCGTCGCGGTACAGCAACTCCATTTCCGTTACCGTCTCCCAATCGAGCGCGTCAAAGACGTCAGGATGTTGCCCATTAAAGATGGCTGCTGCCCGAACCTGCCGGTACAGCAGCCGCTTTAGTTTTTTTCTGTCGCCTCGTATCTGGGTTTGACCACCGCTTCGACCGCTTTGACGAGATCTTCAATTTCTTTGTCCGACAGCGACGCAGACAATTCGTCGTAGCTCAACGCAAACACATCTTGCCCTTCCGCAAAACCAACCAACCCAATCATCGCCACTTCGTTGAGTTGCCGGCTTGCAAGCCAGCGCGCGGTCTGGCGCATGCTGCGGCCCTCAATCAGAATGTCGTCATCCTTTATTTCGACGTTCGGGTCGCCGAGGGTGCCGGTGCGCATAAGCGACTCTTTAAGGCGCGCAAAGTGCTCCTCAACAAGATCTGCAGGGGGCGACTGGCACTTGTGCGTAAGACCTTGCAATTCAAGACGCGTCGGCAGGTACACCTCAAACGCGTGGCCGTGGAAGTCAATGGTTTTGTACTTCGTACGCTTAAAACCGTTCAGCCGCTGTTGCACACTCATGCGCGCTTGCTCCGTTGTTTGTTCGTAAATTGATCGATTTGCGCGGCAAGCTCGGCGCCCAGGTTTTGCGTCATCGCCGGGATTGCGCGCTCAAAATTCGAACGGATGAAGGGGGTTGCCGGTTGGTCTGCGCGCCCGTATTCAAGCGCCATTGCAGCAGGCCTAAAGTCGCCCTTTGCGTCCACATACCGCACGCCCACGATCACGAAACCGTAGGCAATCGACTGATTGCTATGGTACTTGCGCTTTCGGTCGCGCATGGTGGAGACTTTTGCGCCCGCCCGCGTCTGCACCTGCAGTCTGCCAGTATCAACCGGCACGGCAGGCCGAATGTTGTCGAGCGCAGGCTTGACCGCGCGGCGCAACGCCGGCACGACCGAGCGCTTGGCCTGCTGCACTAAAAACTCCTCGCGCAACGCTATGAGCGCTTGCTCAACCTCGCGCGTTCCAGAGACAGTAATGCGCATGGCGCGGCACTGGTGGCTCGACTACGAACCAAGCTGCGCTTGTGCGGGCAACGCGTAACGCAACATCACCTGCAAACATACCCACTCCGCACTTGTAGGCTCAACTTTTGCAATCTCAGCCTCGATTGCGTCTAAGGGCATGGGCTGCATCGCTGCAATCGCGTCAAGCGCACCGTACGTTGTCATCATCAAAGCAAGCACATCAGACATTGTTCGACCACCCAAACTGATTGCCGCGCGGGTGCAAGGTAAAGGTGCACTGCACTTCTGCGCCTGGGGCCGGGTCTATCGAAAACTGCGATGCGCGCGCGTTGAATGCAAAGTAGACGATGTTTGCACCTTCCACAAACGCTATGACGTAGGTGCGGTCAATTAATCCGCTGTAAGCGTCGGCGCGCACCAGCAGCAAGTTTGTATTGGATGGAGTCCAGGCATGGATGAACGAGAGCGAGAACGGCGCACTTTGCACCGGAATCTTATCCGACTGTCGGCTGCCGGCCACCGAAAAGTTGGCCATAGCGTCTTCTTGACCAAAAGCCGGAATGGCCTCAACCTCCAGCAAATTTGCCGCAATCGCAATCGCTGACACGTTTGCTTGAGTGGCAAGCTGTGCAGTCGTCAAGGGAGTCGGGTTCCCACCCGGCTCCATATACAAACTTGCAACAAAGCCGGGAAGTACTTTATTTGGAAGAGCCATGATGACCTCTTATCAGCTAGGAATGTCAAACGTCATATCAAGCACAATCTGATGAAGTTTATTGTCGTTGTCAAAGGTGTTGAAAAGCCACTCCACGTCAATTTTCGCTACATAAAACAGACCGCCCAGCAAACCTTGATAGCCATGCAGCGCGTCGAGCACTAATTGCGCCTGCGCAAAACACGTCGCCATCGTCTGCGCGTACACGTTCGTCTGGCAGACCGGACGGTCGATACCTTTGTTGCTCTGCGCTCCGGTGTACACCGGCTGGTGCACGTTGCGCAGCGTCCAGGTCAAAAAGGTCGGCTCGCTCGCAAAGTTGCGGTTGAACGATGCATAGACCGGCGTCGGCGTCACAACCGACTGCAGCGCCGTCTGGATCGCTTGCGCATACACTGCCGCGCTGTTTTGTCCCATGCATTAGACCGCCGTCGCAGGTTCGTTGCGAAAACACGTGAGCGTCACAAACTGCCGATCCAAGTGCTCAAACACATCAACAATGCGCCAGGATTTTGCGCGATACGTAATGCTAAAAGCCGCTTGATTATCCACGATTTGTTTTGTGTTCGGCGAGTAATTCACGACAAGCCGCACAATGTCGTCGTATTGCCTATAGTTCTCGGTGATCTTTTCGCTTGCTTTGATGTCCTCGCTGCGCGCGCGCGTGTTGAAGGCAAGCGTCTCGGTCGTCGTTTGATCGCCTTGCGCGGTTTTCGCAAACGTCAGATTGTTCACACCGATTTGCTCAACGCGCAGCACCATCACATCACCAAAGGTTTATAGGGGCGCAACAGCGCCTCAACGCCGAACGGAATGCAGTTAAGCTTGCGCTCGCTTGTGTCGCTGCGCTGGTTGTACAGGTGCGCAACCATCAAAAGGCCCGCTTGCTTGACGACGGGGTACTGCGCCATGATCGAGGCTGTATTGGTCCACGTCACTTGCAAAGGCGCAGCCATTTGCGTTGAGATGTTGTTGGGCACCGAGAGCAGGATCACTTGCTGGCCCGTCACGTCGTAGTAGTAGCTGCTGGTAGCAAGCGTCACCAACGCAGGAGGTGTGGCGTTGTTGTACGCTTTGACCGAGTTGATCGTTGTCCCACTTTGCGAAACCTGCGGTAGCCCGAGCGTCAAGGGCGTCGCCATCAACGTGCCGACGGCGTAGTACGCGACAAAGGTGTTGTTGAAGATCGGAAGCCCCAGATAATCTTCGATCGCCATGCGCGCCGCAAGCTCAAGACTCTCAAGGTAGGCGTCTTGCGACTCGTCGCCGAAAAGGTTGAGTTGATTAGCGATCTCATCGGTCGTAAGCCACGAGGTCGAAATGTCGCGCGCAGTCTGCAAGATCTGCGCTGCGTTCCACGGCGCGCCGGTGGGCGTTGCGTAAGTTTGCTGCGCAGGCATCTTAAGTCGCGATCGCGCGCACGCCGGCAAAGACGTCGCGTATGGTCGAGATCATGCGTTTTTGCGCAAGAATCGTAATAAACCCTGGCGCAGTTTGCTCCATCATCTGCAAGTCAATGTCGCCGTAGTCGACAATGTGCAAAAAGCGCGGCCAATTGCACAAGTAGACCGGAAACTGGCCCGCAGTCGCGCCGTCGCTCAAGTAATTATTCGGGATCACCGGCCAGCCAAACACATTGACGACCGCCCCGCCGTCGCTGTTGCCAACCTCCGCAAAGGTAGGCGCTGCAGTGCCTTGTTGCCTCAGCAGTTGCATCGCCGTCGGGTGCATCATCCATGCCGTCCCCGGGAGCGACCAGTACTGCGGAGGCAGCGCATTGGCAATGCTGATTAGATCGGCGCGCGTCATCGTGCCCGCAGCCACGCCAACGGTGCGCACCGTGTGCCGGCCGTTGGTGATTGCGCTGCCGGAACTGCCAAAAGCAGCCGCTGCGCCCGCGCCGCCTGGGTAGCTCGCAAGACCGCGCAGCCCGCTCGTTGCGCCCGTACTGGTCGTGCTGCTGCCGGCTTGATCGTCGTTGAGTGCCATTGAGGCGGCTTCCAGCGCCGAAATTTCAAGCGCCAGGTCGCTCGCCAGCACTGGCGCTAAGCCAGGGATGTCGTCCATTGCTGCTGTGCGCACCGGCAGTTGCGCGGTGACAATGCGCATCGGCAATTGCCAGATTGAGGTTGCCACGTTTGGCGAGCCCGAATCAGGCGTAATCGCGTACAACCACGGGTTTGTGGCATTGGCCGCATTGCCGGTTTTGACGACAAACTGACAGTCGCTTTGTGCGACCACTTGCTGCGATGCACCCTGCCGGAAAGGATTTGCGTAGCGGAGGCTCGCAAAAGCGTCGGTTGCTTCGACGCGGCCGCCTGCGCCCGAGCCGCTCCCGGTCAACGTCGAGGCCTCGAGTTGCAGCTTGGCCTTGCCTGTGCTCCTCAACAATTCCAGCGCTTTGATCATGCGCGCTCCAAAAAAGTGCCGGGTTGCCCCGGCAAAGCTTCGGATTTTTCTAGGCTGCTGCGGTGCCGGTCGAGCGGAAGCGCACGCCTGCGTTCGGGTCGCGCACGCTGGTCGCAAGCCGTTTCTCGCCATAGAACGTGATCGAGCCCGGGAGCGTCTGATCGTAGCGGCGCAAAATCATCGTCAGCCGGTCGACAATCGTGAAATACTGCTGCCAGTCGGCAAAGTACATGGGATAGCGCGATGCGGTGCCTGCGGCCGCGGTTGAGGGCTGGCTTGGGTTGTCCAAGTACGCGTTGACCACCACATTGAAGCCCAGCAACTGGCCGACGATGCCGTCGGTACGCGCAAGCGCATCGACATAAATCGGCCGGCCTTGGTTGTCGACCAGGCCACGGATTGCCTGCAAGAGAATTGGGTTGATCGCAAACGCAGTGGTCGGTGTCCAGTACTGCTGCGGCAGGCTATAAATCAGGTTGACCACGTCTTTGTAGCTGATGTTGTTCGCCGCGACAGTGTTGGCGTTTGTCGTCAGTTGGTCGTAAGTCGCAAGGTTGTGCACCCCGTCGCTCGTTGCAGTGCCCGAAGAGCCAAAACTCGACGCGGTGACGGCACCGCCCGTGTAGGTCGCAGCTTGCCCCGGATAGCTGTCGAGTCCGCGCAGGCCGTCGGTCGCGCCGGTGCTCGTTGTCGTGCTGCCGGCCTGGTCGTTGTTTTGAATCATTGACTGCGCTTCGCTCTGCGAAAACTCAAGCGTCATGTCGCCGACGGTATTCGGCTCCAGTCCGTCGATATCGTCGAGAGCAGAGGTGCGAATCGGAAACTGCACGTTGAGATCTTTCATCGTGACTTGCCAGATCGCCGTACCGACCGTCGTGGCTGCACCGTTGTTTTGGATTGCGTAGCCCCACGCCGCGCCTGCATTGCCGGTTTTGACTCGGAATTGGTAGGCGCTTGCGTCCGTCGCGACTTCACGGCATACGCCGCGCATCGGATTTGCAAGCCGCGCGGCATGAAACATCGGATCGTAGGCCGTGCGACCGCCAATGTTTAAGCCGCTGCCGGTCAGCGTCGAGGCTTCCTGTTTGAACGCGATGGCCTCGGATTCGTCCGTAAAAATTCGGAGCTCTTGCTCGATCACGCGACCCTGCTTGACAAAATCGCGCAGCGATTCGAGTACGCGCCGGTTGACGTCTTGCGTGACGGTTTTGCTTGCTGGCCTAATCACTGCGGGCCCAATCGCCGCAACCTTAGCCTCGAGCGCGCCGACTTTGTCGGCAACCTCAAGGCGCACTTGGTTGAGTTGCGCCTCAACGTGTGAGCGCACCGCGGTCGTTTCGTCAACAACGCGTTGCACGGTTTGCGACTCAATCGCATCGAGTTTTGTGATGACTTGGTCAAGCATGGCATGCCCTTTGCAGTCGTTCGGAGAGGTGGCGGGAAACTTCGGCAAGCGTGAGATGCTGCAAGAGGGCAGCTTCCGCTTGCGCTTTTTTAATCCGTTGCGCAGACTCAAGACGGTTGATCTGCGCTTGCGCGTTGTTGGGCTGCATCACGATCGACACTTCCATAAGGCCGCCCTTGACGATCTGAAAGTACCCTTCCATGTCGTCCTGCCCGCGCATCTGGTAGGGGGCACCTTCGGCGTCGACCATCGCAAACTCATCGGCATACGCGCCTACCGACACGCCGCCGATCATGCGCGGGGCTTCTTTCATAATTTGATACAAGTCGCGCCCTGCGGTCGTTGCGGTGTAAAGCTGCCCGCGCCCCATCATGCCCTCGTCCAAGAACTCAAACTCGGTCCACTGCCCGACGGGCATCGAGGTCGCGTTATGCTGAAAGTACATCGGCAGCGGCCGGCCGACTTGCTGGAAGTTTTCGTACCAAGCCTCAAAAGGCGCCGGCGTGTAATAAAACCTGCGCCCGTCCATGCCCTCGCGCGGTCCCCAGGTCGTCACCATCGCCTCAAGGCGCCCTTGCGTTGCCTCATCGGCCGAGCGGCCCAGTGCAACTTGCGCCTCGAGCAGACACTCAACGATTTGCATGCTTGTCCTCGACGACGATGGGCACCGGCACGCGCTTGCGCGCAGCCTCGATCCACTTGCGAAGCATCTCAAGCGCGCTCATACCTTGCCCGCCTGCCCGGTGCGCCCAATAATGCGCAGGTTGCCGCCGCCGCCCGTGTCTTGCGGGCTTGTGCCTGGGATAGGCTCGGCGTCCTTGCCGTTTGCAGCAAGCGCATCTGCGCCTTCGCGCATCGGATAGCCAAGGTAGACGCGTGCTTCGTTGGGCGTCATGATGCCCGCTTTGACTCCTGCAACCGCGTAATTCATCTGATCGGGTGGTGAGCCTTTGAGGAACTGGTCCGTAGAAAACTCAACGTGCAGCCTCGGGAACCCCTCGAGCAGTGAGATCTTTAACTTTTGTTGAAGATTTGTCAAGAGAGGTGCCATCGTCGATTTATAGAACTCATCAAGCATGGTTTGCGTGTTGTTATATTTTCCCTCACCAACACCGATCATCGAGGAGGGCACGCCAAAGAGACCACAGATGCGCTTCATCGTCTGTTCCTTGAGCCGCGCAGCATCGGCATCCTGCAGCGTCAACATGTCAATGGGCTCATATTTCATCCCCTGATCGAGCAACATCGACTGTCCAGGCCTTGAAGAATCAAGGCCTTGGCCGCCAAGCATGTTGCTCCACGCCTCCTTGAGCCGCGCAGCAATCTCCTTGTACTTGAGGTCGGGGATGCTCTGTGAGGTCGTGAACATGCCCGACGGTTTGGCCCCGTTTGACATCACGTAGTTGGCGTAGATGTCGATGTCCTGGTCGAGCGCGATCAACTCGACCGCCAAAATGCCCTTGTTGAAACCGCTTTGCCCCTGCCAGCCCGCGTCGCGGACATGCAACACTTGATGCGCTTGCAGCGGTTGGTCGCGGTTAAACCCGTACGTGTCGGTGCTCAACACGTACTGGGGGTAGCGGGTTGCGGTAATGCGCGAGGTAATGAGCGTTGAGTCCAGCACGTACATTTCGAGCGGTGTTTGCGTTGTGCTCTCTTGATCGCGCCGCCAGAGCACGACAAAGGCCTCGCCGCTCAACTCATGCCACATGAGCCACTGATACCAAAACTCATAGCCGCTCTGAAAGTTGTTGGGCTTGACGAGCAAACGCGCAACACTGCGCGCCTTTTCGCGCTCGCGCTCTGAAACGCCAGGAGACGTCAACGCATCGACGCGCGTGCCGCTTTCGTCTTCGCACAACATGCGTACTGGCAACTGCGCAAGCGCACGTGCCTTAACGCCGACCGCTGACATCACCGTCGAATTGCGCGAAAGCGTCTCCATGTTGACGCTGCGACCGGCGTTGGTCGACGCAGAGGTGGTCACATACAGGATCTGGTTGCTGCCAAAAGTGCGGTTGCGGGCGAGTTGCAGCACGTTGTTTCCGAGCAAAGTGTCGCCAAACATTGTGTTGGCCTCGTTTTGCCGGCGTTTGCCCATGAATCGCGCGAAGATGCTCATGCTTTTGCCCCTAAAACGTGCGAAAACCCCAGGAATCGGACATGGTTGGGTTGTCGAGCGCGCAGTGCATCGCAATAATGAGCGCGATGATGCCGTCGACCTTGGCTGCTTTGTCTGCGTCGTTTTTGCGCACTTTAATGTTGCCCTGCACGTCCTCAAACACTTCGCAGTTTGAGAGTTGCCAACCCAAGAACGGGTTGCCGTCGTGCTTGATGCGCTCCGACAAAATAAGCTTCTCGACGTGTTTGCTCGGGTTGCTCAAGACCGCCATCGCCTGCCCTACTTTTTTGATTGGGATGCCGTGATCGTGCAGCCGTGCAACAAGGCTTGCAGCATTATAGGCGTCATATCCAACCTCGGCAACGTCGTACCGTTGCCATTGCCCCACAATGTAATCACAGATTTCGCGGTCGTCCATCACGTTGCCTTCGGTGATCTTGAGAATCCCGCTTGCCACTGCAACGCGGAAAATGTCCGCGTAGTGCATTGGGATGAGCGCGAGCGCAGCCTCAGGCA